ATATTAATGCTGATGGTAAAGGTGGATATTATAGAGAAGATGGTAAGTTTGTTTTAAATAATGGACAAGTAGTATCATTTGGAAGTTTATCAGCAGGATTAAATTATATTTCTAAACTTCAAGGTAGTGGATTAAACTTATCAAAAACATTACGAGATAGATTAGCTAAAGGTATAAATAGTGTTAATTTTAATCCTAGTATGTTACCAGAAGGATTTAGTAAAGATAAATTAGAAGATATACTCAATACTTATAAACAAGAAAAACAAACTCAAACAGATGTAGATTTAGGTTTAACTACAGAAGAACCAAAAGATGATGGTACTACTTATGAGGCTGAAAGACTTAGAGAAGATATTTTAAATGATGAGTTGAAAGATTTATATGCAGGGGGAGGAACAGTAAAATATAATACTGACGAGACTGGTGGATATTGGACTACAGGGGGAAATGTAAACAAACCTCCAAGTGAAAGACCGGGATATACAGGAAGTAGTAGTTCTAGTGGTAGTTCTGGTGTAAGTTATACAGGTAACGAAGGTACAGGAACATCACAATCTGGTGGAGGTGTAGCTAATCCTCACACTGATACAGGATTTAGTGGAGGTTATACACCGCCCGGCTCCGGAAAGACAACATGTTTCCATCCAGAACAATTAATTGGTAATAGATTTATTAAAGATTTAGAACCGGGTGATTTAATTAATGGTGCTAAAATTTTAGGAATGGTTAAATTAAAATTAGATGAAGATATGTATTCTCTTAATGATGTAAGAGTTACAGGAACACATAAAGTTAAATACAATAATAATTGGATGTATGTTTCTGAACACCCAGATTCATTTGTTATAAATGATAAACCAGAATTTGTATATGTACCAATAGTAGAAGGTGGAACATTTATAATTAATAATTATGAATTTGCAGACTATGATGATGAGCACATAGAAACATTAAATAATAAATTAAAAGTTGCGTAGGAGAAAAATATGGCAGAAGGAATGATGGGAAATCCTATGGGAGCACAACAACCTCCTATGGAACAGCCAATGAATACACAAATGGGCGGAACAGAAGATGCTGTTCTTGATATGCATTTAACAGAAGATGTTAAACAGGCATTACAAGCAAAAGGTATAGATGTATCTGCAGTAGCAGATAGAGGCCCAAAAGAACCGGTAGTAGTAATACCAGTTTCAATAATTATGAATAAATATCAAGGCTCTTCACCAGAAGAATCTATGAAACAGTTTGTACAGGATATGACAGCAAATGCTCAACCTCCTGCTACAGAGCCAATGTCACAACCGGCAATGGCAGAAGCTCCTCCTTCACCAGAAGGATTAGGAGCACCAACAATGAATAGGCCACCTATGACAGCTTAGTCATAGCCCCAATGCGACTCTAGGCCACCTGTTTTCCAACAGCACCAATCAAGGAGGATAAAATGGAAGAAAATACACAAGAGATTCAAAAAGACGAAACTCAAGTACAGGCTCTTCTCGAGCCTACTCCGTATCAAAATAAATATAAAAGAGATTTAGATACTGAGAAAACAGAAGACACAGCTACCGACTCGAAGGACACTTCTTCAGAAGAAGAAGCCACTCCAGTAGAGGAACGCCCTGTAAACGCTGAAGAGAAAGTGTTTAAGAAACGTTACGACGACCTTAAACGACATTACGATTCTACTGTAAACAAGCATAAAGACGATGTCTTAAAACTAAAACGACAGTTAGAAGAAAGTGCTGAAAAAGTACTGCCAAAAACTAAAGAAGAAATAGAAGCTTGGCGAACTAAATATCCAGATGTCTATGATGTTATAGAAACTATAGCTCATACAAAGGCAGATGAAAAAGCTAAAAAAGTTGAAAGTAATCTCAAAGAATTAGAGAGCCAACAAATGGCCGTTCAAAGAGATAAAGCTGAAATAGAATTAGCTAGATTACATCCAGATTATAATGATATAAGAGCGGATGAAAAATTTCATAAATGGGTTAGTGAACAAGACTCTACTATTCAAGGTTGGTTGTATGATAATACATCTAATGCTAAGTTAGCCGCTCGTGCTATTGACTTATATAAAGTTGATACAGGATATGGTAAAAAGAAAACTAACAAATCATTAGAGGCATCTAAATCAGTAACTTCAACTAATAAACGTGAAGTGGATACTTCAAATAAAAGAGTGTGGAAAATTAGTGAAATAGCTAAAATGAAACCTCATGAGTTTGAAAAACATGAAAAAGATATTGACTCAGCTAGAGCAGAAGGTAGAATTGTTGATGGTTAAAAACTTTTAAACAGTCTATAGGAGGACTAAATTATGGCTATATCATCATCAGCAGGTTATGACAATTTACCTACGGGTAATTGGCTACCGGCTATATACAGTCAAAAAGTCCAAAAGTTCTTTAGAACTGCATCAGTAGTAGAAGATATTACTAATACTGATTATGCAGGTGAGATTGAAGCTTATGGAGATACTGTTAACATTATTAAAGAACCAACAATTAGCGTAAGCTCTTACACTAGAGGTGGAACAATCAACATCCAGAATCTGGCTGATGACCAACTACAACTAGTAGTAGACCAAGCTAATGCGTTCGCTTTTAAAGTTGACGATATTGAAGAAAGACAAGCTCATGTGAACTGGGAGGCTTTGGCTACTTCTTCTGGAGCATATGCTCTAAAAGACAACTACGACGAAAACGTTATTGCGGCAATGGTATCTGGTGCAGGTACAACTGTTGGCTCTGATGGTTCTGGAACTGATACAGGTTTCGGTTCTTCAGAAACTGACCCAACAGATATTTTAGCTAATGCGGCTAAAAGATTGCATGCTAATGCGGTTCCAACTGATAACAGATGGTTTCTAGGAAGCCCAGAGTTTTATGAACAACTCGGACAAGCTTCTGCTAAACTAATGGATGCTTCTGTTACTGGTGATGGAACTTCTCCATTGCGTAATGGTAGCGTTTTAAATGGCTTAGTTAATGGTTTTAAATTATACATGACTAATAACTTTGCCGCTTCATCAACAAGTAATTACTTTAAAGTATTATATGGACATATGTCTTCAACTGCTACTGCAAATGCTATTGCAAAAACAGAAGTAGTAAGAGACCCAGATTCATTTGCTGACATAGTAAGAGGCTTGCATGTGTTTGGAAGAAAAGTTCTTCGTTCAGAAGCTCTTCAATGCAGACACTTGTTAATAGATTAATAGGAGGATATACAAATGACGACACATGCAAAAGCAACTGGCGGCACTACTGGGCATCCTTCAACTAGAAGAAAGCCTTATTATGTCGAAAACACTATTGATTTTTCTGTAGATGACCCTGCACAAAATGATATAGTACAATTCCTTAATGTTCCTGCTGAAACATGCGTTATGGCGGCGGGTCTTGAGGTTTTGACAGCATCAGCATCTGGTGTAACACTAGATTTAGGTTGGACAGCAACTTCAGGAAATCTAACTACTGAGGTAGATAGATGGGTTGATGGATATGATTCAACTTCAACTGGAATAGCGGCTATCGCTCCTGCACATGCAGGATGGGTTGCATTTAAAGCGGCTGATACTATTGACGTAAAAGTACTTGGTGCTCAAGACACCTCTGGTAAAGTCAGAGTATGGGCAGTTATGTGTGATATAAGTGGTTCAGACGAATCTGCTTCTAACTCATAATAACTAAAATTTAGGGGGCTTTATGCCCCCTTTATAAAATAAATGAAAAAATATTTTTGCTCAGTTTATAACAAACCAGAGAAAAGATTTAATTCAACTAATAATGCAGACGGGTGTTGGGAAAGTACTCGTCTAAATTTAAAAAAAGATTATTTTCCCGGAAGTCCTAACATCATGTTTTGGATTAATGGTGTACTAGAAATAATGTTTTGGTCTCCTAAAAAATGTGATGATGGAACAATGCGACCTCTTGGTATTAAGGAATGTACTTTTATTTGGAATAACAAAATAGAAGAATATGAGGGAGAGTGTACTCAGTGTGGTCAATGTTGTGGATTATATGAAAATAAACCATGTAAATATTTAAGGGCATATGAAAATACTACATAAAGAAAGTAAAGTTAAAACAGATTATAAAGGAAGACCAAATGGCAAAGTTTGGGATGGAACATCTACACAAGTAATAAAACCTATGGATGATAATGATTACATAGAAACAAGAATAAATAACATAGAAAAAAAATTAGATGGTTTAATAACCGCATTAAGTAATAAAAAGGAATTACATGAATGATTAAAATATGGTTTATGTTATTGTTAGTGTCTATGCCTAACGCCCCTTCAGTTAAATACAATGGATTTATATATCCAAGTGAAGAAGAGTGTCAAGTAGCAAGATATGAATTACATGAAGCATATAATGAAAAATCTACAGAATATAAATCAGTAACATTAATAGATTCATATTGTGTAGAATTTGAAAGTTTTCCAATAGCGGGATTAAATAAAATAGGAACAGGAGCATAATGGCAACATACTTAACAATAGCTAATAGAGTACTCAATGATTTAAATGAAGTAGAATTAACATCTGCAAATTTTAGTAGTAGCAGAGGTATTCAAACATCTATTAAAAATTTTGTTAATCGT